AACGCAATCTATTTCTTAGTTCCACCGTTTCGGAATATTTGCGTTCCCTTTATTCCAAAAACACTCGCTACGACTAAAATCCATAAATTTGTAAACCATTTTGGTAGATTTGAAAAGTATTCAAAGAATACATCTATCTTCTGCATAGCCGCCGGATCTTCTGTCCAGACCGACCAGGCGAGCACCACGATGGGGAGTGTCAAAATCGCAAGTACGATTTCGTCCTTGTAATCGTTATCTCGTGATTCTAAAAGTTTGCCCTGGTAAGTTTCTTCACCTCGAGCCATACGTTCTGCATGCATCAATTGTGCATCAGACATAGCCATTTTTGTTCTTTGACGGTTAGCATATATTTTACCACCCGCTTGCAGAGCTATTTTAGCTAAGCCAAACCAAGCCATATTAGTACCACTTAACTTCTGATTTTTTCTCTTTTAACATTCTACGCTGACCACCCACTTTGTTTACCACTGGATTGCCTTCAGGAACTTTAACTTCGATACCACCTTTAGAATATCCGTCTTTATTGACGAATTGTTTAAGGTCAATTCCTTTGTAGAATGGTTCTTTGTTTTTTGCCATAATTTTCTCCTTATTTAACTTATATTAACTTCGTGGACCTTTCAAGGTCTTTACATCCCTACGTTTCATATCAGCAATGTCCATTTTAACAACATCAGACATATGTTGTTTAGTTAAAGATGTATCAGCTCTTAAATGTGCTAAATCTTCATTTTGTTCAAGTTTATCATCGGTAATATCCCGATTTTGAACCAATTTAGCTTTATCAATGCCAATTCTTGCTCCCGTTTCTTCTTTTTTACGTTCATTTTCCATTGCTTTTAAATCTATCTCTCTAGACTTAAGTTTAAGCAAAGGATCGTGATCAAATTGAGAAGTAATTTTCTTTTCTTCCTTCATAAACTCTTCCATCATTTCAGAAATCAAAACAGCTTTTCTTGCTTCAATTTTCATGACAATTTGCTGTAATTGTTGTTGCGCTTGTGGATTTTGTTGCGCTTGCTGTTGTAATTGTTGCAACATCATAGTTTCTTGCTGAAATTCAATGTCAACTTGTTCTTGAGCCATCAAACCAATGTGTTCTAAAATATTTTTTTCTAATGCACCCATCACCATAGGATTATTTCTAACCATATTCGTTGCCATAAAGTAAAGATGCGACGTAATGTGTGCTCTGTGATCTTGACCTCTATAAGCTTGGAAAGGTTTTTGTGACATTGCTTCAATATTTTCAATTGCCGGATCTTTTGGTGTTGGTGGAGGCGGTGGAGGTAAAATTCTATCAATATCTTTAACGCCTAAAGCCTCATACATCTTACGATACGACTGATATAGGTTGTGCATCTGTGGATTTGACATCGCCAACTGTAATTCTGTTTGTGCCATAGTAATTCTTTGTGTTTGAGAGAAGATATTAGGGTCTGCAACCGGTAAAATATCAATTCTTTCATCAAAATCCTGAACTTTAATTTCTCTTTGTCCTCCTACCACATCATAAGGATAAACCGGAGGTAAATACGTTGCAAAAACAGTTGCTAATAAATTAAATTCTCTTTTAAGCGCTGCATAAAGTCTTTTATGGATTGCTGACATTACTCTTGAACCACGTTCTAAAAGAGCTACGGTCGTACCAACTGCTGCGCCTTGGTTCCCGTCCCCGACCTGCATGTCAGCAATGGACGCGAATCTCTGTCCTGCTTGAACAACAATTCCCATCAATTGCAATAACGTCTGCGATGGTTCTTTATACGGTAGAAATTGAAATGCATCTTTTAGACTTCCACCAGGAGCATCCACATCTCTGAATTCTCCAGGTTGAATAGGAGCTGCGTCATCTCTAACTCTAACTCCTCTTAATTTAAAACCTGCGGGTAGGTTTGATAGGGTTCCTGCGTCTAATAATTGGCGGAGAGCTACCGTTGCGGTTCTGCTCAATCCGCCAATCATGTGAATCAATCCAAAACCATAAAATCCTAGTCCGGGCAGAAATTTAAAGTGGACAAAATATTGGATTTTTTTCCGAGTTGGATCGTTGGGCGCAAAATTCCTTCTGATAGATAAAACAGCTCTACTACTTTCTTCGAGTGTTACTACATAAGGAAGCTTTATTCCTGTAGGTTCCCCTTCGGGATCTACGTCTTCGAATCCTTCAATATCTAAATTAACGTGACACTCTAAAAGTGTATACACGTCTTCCTGACGACCGACTTTATTCGTGCCTCCAAGTGATTTTTGTTTTTCTTCTAGTTTGTCTGTGATAATAGCGGGTTTGCTTAATTCCACATCTCTATAAAAACCTGAAACTTGTTGTTTTCTAAGTTCATTTTCTGACATCTTCACAACGTGAATAATGGCTTCGGTGTCATCTAAGGATGTCGCTGAATAAGGAACGACTAAATCTTCGGCTTGAACAAATTTAGAAACGGCTCTTTTTTTCAAAGAATCATAGTAAACTTTTTTAAAGGTTGATCCTGCTAAAGGTAAATGAAATAACATCTGATCAAACTCGGCTTCGTATTCTTTAAGATCATACATAATTTCATAATTCATGAAATCTTTAACACGTTGTGATTGCTGTTCACGTTGAGGATCGCTACGACCAATCACTTGTGTTCTTACCGGCCCGTCGGCAGGTAGTAGTTCTTTATAAGCTTGTGCTTGAAACTGAGTTACGGATTCTGCAAGAACCGGGTGGGTTGCACCACTGGCTCCTTGAAAAGGTTCTGTTTTAACATCGTATTTAAAACCTAAAAGATCGAGTCCTTTAATATACGTTTGTTCCCATTCTTTTCTTGAATTTCTATAATCGGTATAATCGGCTTGCATTTCTGAACCAAGTTTGGAAAGAAAGCCCTCGTCTACGGCTTCAGCTAAATTGTCAAAATGCCCTTGAGGTCCTTGTCCATTGAGCTTGGTTCGTGGGTCAAAATTAATTTCTACACCCCCATCGGCTAATTCTGTTTGTTCAATATCTTCTTCTGTTGTAGCTTGATCTTCAACTAAATTAACTTCAGTATCTTCGCCAGTTACATCAGGTGTTGGAATTTCTGTAGGTTCTTTTACAACATTGGGTAATGTTTTATCAATTTCTGCCATGTTTATATCCTATATTTTGAACTATATCATCTCCAGTCAGATAAGTCAAGCCTTGCGGCATCGGCCCACTTTCAGGAGGTATGGTTGTTGTTAATTGAGGTGCGCTTTTAGGTCGCCACATACGGCCTCCATCTTTAGCTTCTATAATGTTTCCTTCTTTCCATTTTTTCCATTTTTTCCATTTTTTAAAATCTTCAAAAAAATCACGTTGGAAGTTATCTTTATCTCTATTTTTTCGATCTTCTAGAAATTCTCTAAATTCATCATCTTCAATAATTCCACCTTCAGCTTTTCCTGGATATACAAGATCGAGAACGTCATCTACATACGGATCATCGCTCCCATCAAGTTCATATTTTATCTTTTGCTTTTCTGTCATTTTTTTAGATCTTTTTAAAAAGTCTTTATATATTTTACTGTTCTTACCAAATGTTTGTGCATAACTAGCCAACTTTGCATCTACACTACCCGTCCCGCCTACGATATCGTCTACATATTTAAAATCAATGACGCCTTTTCCTTTTTTAATAATATCGTCCACGTACATTGCAGCATCATCAGTGGCCACATCATCCATGCTTGCTGTTATTTTTCCTGTTTTATCTTTGACCGTTTTAACCGATTTTCCAAATAGATTTTTCAATATATTAACACCTTGAGGTGTTAAAGATGAAATATCAAAATTTCCTGCCCATCTGCCAACTGCCTGAGGTCCATATTCTGTCATTTCATCACTATCATCAATCCATGATTTTAATTTTACACTAATATCTTTCACCGGTTTAGTTTTAGCTAATTTAAAATATTTACCTACAACAGGTAGAGAAGCAAGTCCTCCCATTAATTGTAGAAAAGATCTTCGGCTCATGTTAGGACCTTTACCTTTTTTAACTTTTCCTCCTTTGTCAAAAGGTACTTTTTGTATTAAATCCATTAATTCAGGGGTTGCTAAAAGAGGAGCTATTTCAAATAGTCGATACATTTCCGACATTAAATCTCCAATGCCTCCTTTGCCGCCTTTCTTAAAACCTACTCTTCCGCCTTTTTTATACTTCCCATCATAATCATTTTGAGAAAGCCCACTTTGTAAATATTCAAACATATTCATGAAATCATCTCTTCCTAAATCGAAGTAAAGATTTCTTTTTCTATTCTCAATAATTTTAGGACTTGTTCCACTTCCTAAACCAATTCTTCCGCCTTCGGCTTTGCCGGATGTAAATTCATTAATAGCTTGTTGTTGAGCTGGTGTTAATTGATCATAGGGTTTTTGAAATATTGATTGTGCAAATTCTTCTGCACTCATAACAGGTCCACCATCCTGATAGCTTGAATCCGAAAAAGGATTTCTTGCTTTAGGAAGTTTTTGGTTGATGTAATCCATTACCGGCATTTCACTCGCATGGTTCTCTTTCCAGTCAGCCCAGGAGCCTCCATAGGAGAACGCGAACCCCGGATCACCGCCATACATCATTCCAATTCTTCCGCCAGAAGCATTTTTCTTGCGTCCTCCAATAATTTCATCAATATTTGCTTTGTTCATGTCGTCTATCTCATCTACTAGACCTTGAATGCCTCCATCTGTATCTGGATACATTTTGTCAATTTCGTCAGATTTTTCTCTAAGTGTTGCAGCTTGTCGGTTGTTAAGAGCACCCTGATAATCTTCACCATACTGTGCTTCGGCCCAGTCTGGAAAAAATAATGTTCTTGTTTTATCGGCAAGATCAGGACGAGTGTTTTTCCATCTTTTAAGATCTTTATACATTTCTCTGTCAGTAAGCCTTATATGTTCATCAATTAAATCTACATAGGCGTCACTGCCTATATTTACTTCATTCATTTTGTCTGCAACAATTTTTAATTTTTTTTGATTTACTATTTCAGTTGCTTCGTTCATTGCTTTGTCATGGGCTTCAAATCCTTTTCCATATTTTTCTCTAAGTTTTCTTTCTATTGCGCCATGCTGAAGTCCTTTTACATTTTTATATAAATTTTGAAGGATTTCTCCTCTGGCTAGTTCAGATAGGATAGAAGGTTCTTTATCTTCGGGAGGCTCAGGGAAGTTAGGTCCTTCCTTTTTTTGAGGGGTCTTTTTACCTTTGTCTTTTTGACTTAAAGCAAAAATACCTGTTCCAGCTATTGCAGCAGGTAATGGAAAACCTCCCATTCCTGAAGCCATTCCCTCTGATTTATCAAAACCTGGATTAATATATTTTAAATCCATCGTTGTCCCATCAGCAAAACCTATTCTTCCGCCTTCACCCAGCATCTCACCTAGACCTCCTGCGTCTTCCATAATGTCAATGTTTAAATCTTTTTGTTTATCTTTATAAATCTCGATTAATTCTTCATAGGATTCTGGCATCAGACTCGATTTTAATTTTTCAATCGCAGCGATTCCTTTATCAATGTCCTTTTGGCTTGGACCACCTTCTTTTAGGCTGGCGATTCCGCCTTGAGCTTTTCCAGGTGGTTTTTTAGGTACCACTTTAGGTTTGTAACCGTATTGTTTCATCACTTTCATAATTTCTCTAGGACTATTTTGACCTAGCCACATCATCGCATTTCTAAAT